TGATGTGGAAGCCAAGAGGGAAAAAGCACCATCAAATTTTCTTTTATTGGAACATGAAATTTTACTCCATCAAAAGGAAAACCTTGTAATACTCCACCTACATTAAGCATACTTTTAGCGATCCACGCAGGATCAGTAAAGATAAGGTCTGAAGCACCCTCTTCTGCTTGAACATAATACACACCACTCATCAAACAATTTCCATGAATATGTTGTGGTATGTACCCGCCTTGTGGATAAAAAGTTGACCAAAGATTACCAACAGTAACATCAATGCTAGTTAGGTCATGTGTTTCTGATAACATGTGTCTTGAGAAATCACAGATAAAATTAGTGCATTCATCCCACTCTGAGTTCTCACGCAAGTTCTCTGATAAAAAAGTTGTTACTCCTTCTTTATCTTTTTCTGCTTGATTATTTGATCTTTTTCTATATTCCCAACTTCCAGAAACAAGACCGTCTGCTTTTGGTTTCCATTTATAACAAAGATCTTTTAATTTTTTATGAAAAACTTTATTATTGTGTTCACCTTGATAAATCGGTACAGAGAAAATATTTCGTTTAAATTGCAAGAAAAGCTACCTTACTAAGTTTTTGGAACTCTTACCTGTCCATCTCTATAAGAATCTGAATAGTTTCTACCTTCTGCATAGGTCTTGAGTCTACTTAAGGCTTCTGTATACCGCGTGTTATATAGTTGAATCAAGTCATTTTCGCCTTTCATAAAAGTGTATGCTTCCACAAGAGTGGCATATAAAAGTGCATCTGGTGCATTTGTACTAATCCATGTGGTTCCAGAATCATCTGTTGTTAATGAAGTTGGTCTATAATAATAGTGTATTTCAACTGTAAAATTACTATTTGGTGTCGGTGCAATAATAAAATTATCAACGTCAAACTGTGCGTAGTAAATAGGCAGTCCAGTTGTACTTGGATTTGAGGTGTATTCTTGAATAAAGTTTACATCTTTTTGTAATAAAAATACGTTTTCAGTGCTGGCATTTACAAACGATAAAGAGTGAGTAGCTAGATAGTCAGAAGGTTTTTGTAAAAATTTATTACCATTCGTCATGGTTCCAGTAACATTTTTTCTAAAATAATCTAGGTCAACAGACTTAAATATTCTTTCTTCTGCATTACTTATAAAGAAAGGTATTTCTGCTGTAAATGTAGACTCATCATTCTCTGTCCAGTCTTTAATAGATTGAGTTAAAGTTGTTAATGTAAAGCTCATGATGTACTCACTGTTACTGTGCCAAGACTAGTTGTAGCTGTAAAGGCTGTTAATTTTTTACCTATTATACCATCTCCTGAATTTGTGTATACCACAAATGCAGTTAAGTCTGTATCTTGATTTGGTCTTGGTTCATACAACGCTGTTGGATCTGGGCCAGGATAATTAGGTTCTAATTGTGGGTGTTTAGGTTCGTACTCATCTGGACCTACTTTTAAACCATTCCATTCTTTTATCATATCACGAAGACGATAACGAAATCCAGATCTGTCTGAGTATCCATATGCTCTTCTGCCACTTGCATATCTAGCCATTAGTACCTCAAGTATGATATGTTTGGTGTTAGTTTAAGTGGTGTGCTATTTGCATCCTCTGACATGGCTCTTTGAAACTCTTCTTCGTAAATACTTTTTAATATTTGTATTCTATCTGGTGCTCTTTTCACAGATATATAATAAGCAAGTCCAGCCGCCATGCATGGTAAAAATCTAAAAGGTGCATCTGTTGTATTAACTAAACTATCTGCATCTTGTATTCTTCTTACATAGTAGTATACCAATGTGTATGATTTATCTGGGGTTGACCATAATGTAATCGTGGGAGTGGTTTGTCTATCAAAAAAGTATTGACTTGGTTGTCCACTATTATCTTTGTTTGGTATCCTTAAATATTCACCACGACTCATTTGTGTAAGAGTAAAATCTGTACCAGAACTATTTCTTAATACAACTTCTAGTAGGTCAACAAACTCACTAGACAAAGTATATGTTGCCGTGCCAGATGTTACCGACTTTGTTTCTTGTGTTACAGTCCATAAATTAAGACCTCTGTTTGCCCAATCAGCAAACATAAGATTTAAGGAACGTCTTGCAGTTCTAGCATCATAACCCGTTCTCATCTCCAAGCCACATCTTTCGTATGCCTCTTCGATAAGTTCTGCTACATCTAAATCAAAATCTCTTGAACTTGAAGTTGCCATTACTTCTTCTTTCTTCTTAATGCTTTGACTCTTCTAGGAGCACCTGATGGTTGACCTAGACGATTCTTTTGTCTTATTCTACTTCTTTTTTCTGTCGCTGTCATTTCCTTAGTAGTCTTCGGAGTTTTTGAACTAATTCTTTTACTCGGTCTACAATAAGGCGTACCCCTCTTCTCACCTTTTTGACGACCACATTTTTTACCCGTTTTAACATCTTTCCAGTCCTCCTTGAACCATCGTTTTAAAGCTAGACCTTTTTTTGTTTTTCTTACAGCCATTATGAATACTTTGTTTTCTTTCTTCTAGCAGCCATTATAGCACCACAACCTCTAGCTATGTTTTTATTTTTTGATTTTCGTTTGGTCATTCTAACAACCTTACCTTCTTTGGCAGTCATTGTTTCTCTTTTTACCTTTTCAATAGCAGCATTTAATCCACCACCCATTGCTTTCTTTTTCTTTTTACCACCAGTGCCATAGTTGGCTGCACCGACTTTTCTACATTTTGCAATTGCACCTGATGCATAAGCCGATGGAAAAACCTTATATCTGGCTTTTACTTTGTGATAACATGCGTCTTTAGGCATAATACTTTCCTTTCATTAGTTTCCAGCAGGTACACATCCACTGTCTTTTTTTACATCTAAGACAAACCTTTTGAGGTTCACCTCTTACTACCTCGCCTTTTTTTAGAGGCACAATGTGCTTTTTCAGAAAATCCACGAGGTCTGGCACAATTGATTTTTCTCTTCCTCTTGGCACTCCACTTCCTTTTACCTGGTGCTTTTGTTATTTGTTGGGACATTGATCCCCGCGAGATTGCCATCGATTGTTTTCCTATTAATAAAATCTACCCACAAAGTATGTAACATTTTATGGTTTTCTTCAACCTTTACCACTGTCACAGCAGTTTTTTTATCTACCTCAATCAAAGTAGTAACAATCCATGCAATAGATCCAGCAACAAGAACAACAGAAACTCCATTCATTATTTCTTTAGGTTTTAACATTTCCATCTTCTCCTTGCTTGTCTTAAACGACTATTAGGATTTTTAGCTGCCTTTGGAAATTTTTTCATCTGGCCTGCACTTCTAGCACAAAATGATTTTCTCCTTTTTGCAGCTTTACTACCCTTCTTAACTTTACCAGTTACAGCAGTTTTTAATTTACTGCCTGGATTATCTCTTCGATAACGAGCAACCCCCGCCTTGGTCATTCCCGCTCCAGACTTGGTGGAGCGGAAATATTTTTTGGTCTTAGGAGGTTGCTTGTCTCTCGTTCTAGCCATTACGATAAAAATACCGTTAGTTTATTGCTACTACCAGTGAAGGCAGATAGATATGCACCACTCTCTGCTAATATACCATTGTCTGGAATATTAAGAGTATGTAATCCAGTTGGAAAACTTTGTGCAATCAAAGTAGCTCCACCATTACCATCGGTAATAGTAATAGCTCCAGCCGCGTCTGCAAAGATAACGATCTGTCTTATTCTTGATCGAGCAGGTCCTACCAAAGCAGCTGCATCTCCTTGATTAACATTAAAGGCTTTTACGTCAGATCTTGTTCCAGCCATTTATATCTCCTATTACTGATCAGCAAAAGCTGGAACTGTTGTTGATGTAACAGTGCCAAAAATTTGGTAATTGGTTGTGTTTAGTCCCATAATCGTAATATCAAATGCTTGTGGCACATTTAACTGCACACTACTGTTTGAGCTACCATTTGAAAATACAGTTAAGTTATCTGCGTTTGTATCTAAATGAACAACTTGACCAATGTAAAAGTTCGTATTACCTGGTGTAATAATAAGAGCATCTGTTGCATCTGCAGCCCCTCCAGCATACACAAATCTAAACATAGACCCAGCTATAGGTGCTGGTAATGTGTATGTATTATCTTGTGTTCCATCTGGTACAAGTAAGACTCTACCACTGTGAGTTGCGTTTGTTAAAGCTACATCTCCATCAGATAAACTAACTGGTGCTCCACCAAGAGTTGTTACCTCTGTAATAGTTCCACTAGTTGCATCTTTACTGATTGTTTTAAGTGTGCTTTCAGATCTAATAGGACCTGAGAATGTTGTATTAGCCATGTTATACTCCTTGTCTTGGCAATTGTCAGTTACACCATGTAACTGTCAAGGTTTTCTTTATTATACATAAAAAAAGGGTGACTGCAAAGAGCCACCCCAAAAATATGCGTATTTTTTATTAAGCTCCAGGTGAACCAAATAGTGAACGAGGATCTGAGAAGCCGAAAGAATATCTCTCTCTTGCTTTATATCTCATGTTCCCAGTATCGAAATCTGGATCCATTGCTGTTGCCATTGCCATTCTTTCGAAATGCTTAAGACCATTTGGTGCATCTGTCTTAATGAAAAATGCATCTGTGTCAGTTAGATAATCGTTGATGACATAGCCATTAGGTAACATTCCCATGTTTCTAATAGCATTAGCATCATTATCTGCTGTTCCAGGTCTTAAGTTAGAGTTTAACAATCTCTCTGCGACAAATTGTAGTTGTCTTGGAATAATTAGTTTCATTCCTCTTAGAGCGATAATTAATCCTCTCTCATCCACAAAGCCTGCAATCTTAATTAAAGCATCTTCTAAAGATGTTTCGTTAAGGTCGGCTGCGACAGTTGGCTCGTTAGCGAAAGTACCACCATTTGTTAATGGGTGATCTGTTGCTAATAATGCTTTACCATCACCACCAGCAGTTGCTCCAGCAGTAAACGCATTGTTTAATACGTTTGCAGCTTTTACTTGCTTTGTGTGTGCCATTGATCTAGCAAGTGCTCTTGTATAACGAGCAGAAAGCTTGTCGTAAAGGTTATCCTCTACAGCTTCTTCTGTTATTGAGAAAGCCATTGCTACAGTCTCATGGTTATATCTTGAAGTGTAAGCTTCGTTTGCGTCATCAAATGTGACACCAGAACCTTCTTGCTTAGTAGGCGCTGCTCCGAAACCACTCAACATTACTTCTTCTTCGAATGCTCTGTCAGATGACTCAGTATCGTAGATTTCTGCATGTTGACCTTCATACCTATTATACTCCATACCAAAGAGGGCGTTTAAACCAGGCTCTAGTTCTTTGGCGAGTTGTGCTCTTGAAATAGCCATATTACACCCTCCTTAAGATGCAGTAGCGTCAGCATCCGAAGAATTTAACGCATGGTT